TCTAGGGAAGTTACAGGAACCCCCTTGGTGCTAGCATATTTTTCAAGAGCTTTTTGAATTAAACTTTTCTTTTCTTTCCCCATAGAAACTAACAGGCCATCATAGTCTTTGACCAACCTAGGAAAGTAGTTTTCTATTTCTGTAAACTCATGCCCAGCATCATTGAGTCCTTGTTTGAAATCTTTAAGCTGAGCCTGTACTACCTTAAACTCTTGTTTCATAGCTTGAGGCATATACGATTCAGCAGCTTTAAATTCACCGTTGGCTAAATGCCTAGACACGTTGTTACGTGCTGCTGTGCCTAGGCTTTTCATACCTTGCAGGAAAGGTTCAGCTTCCTTCAAAGAGTTATAAGTATTGACACTTACATTTCTTTCAAATCCCCGAGTGCGCCGGACAAATGGTTGAGAAATGTTACCAGCTCTGGTAGACCAAATTCCTAGATATTTATCCAAACGTTTACTAAAAAATCTGCTTACAGCACTATCAGATACTATACTCCTGTCGATAGATGCGTGGGCTTGGGACTGATTCTTAGGCATGTTGATAGTTCTGCCTGAGATTTCAGAGTCCCTCTGTAGAATCTTAGCAGTAGGTAGTTTTGAAAGCTCATCTATGGCACCTGACTGAGTACCACCAGCAGCTATGTGGTCGTCCACTACCTTCTGGGCTTGGTCCATGTTTCGGTTGGCAGCTTTTTCAACGCGAGTACCTCGTAATTTAGACACACCTTTGCCCAAGGCAGTACCAGCTACTCCTCCGGTTGCTCCTATACCTGCCATGATAGCAGCTTTTTCAGGGTCAATCTCTCCCGTAGTAGCCAAGTCTTCTAGGGTACTAAAGGAAATACCCAACGCTCCACCTACAGCAGCGGCTGCTTTGTACCCCGCACCAAAAGGTATTAAAGTAGTCGGGTCTGCTAATGCTCCAGCAACTTCGCCAACAACACCAGCTGTGCTATCCTGCTCTTCAAAGTACGGGCCGTACTCCTGCAACAAATCTCTTTCACGCTTGCGTAAGATCATCTCTCTGCGATCTCCCGCAGGAGCTTCTTCAAACCCTTCTCCGTATACTTCTTCACCAGTTTGATATTTAAACCCTTGGTCAAAATCAAACGAAAGTTTACCAAGTGAACCAACGTTGGCTTCTATAACATCTGTCAGGTAATTAACCACGTTACCAGATTTATCAAATCCGTACATGAACTGAGTAAGTGCGCTATCAGAACCACTGTCCATAAGCTTACCGTCTACCCAACGATCTCCTGGTTTTGCACCAAGCCCTTGCAAGGTAGCAGAGCCTGATACATCTTCTGCAGACAACTGTATACCCATATCGCGATTGTCTTGTTCAGTAGAGAACTTACGAACAATGTCATCGTTTTCCCATTGGTCCCCCGGTAGAGCGCCCTTGGTCATCAAGGTAGGACTACCTTGAATGTCTTCCATAGTAAGTGTTATAGGATCAGCCATGTTATTTCCTATGAAGTTTTAGGAGCAAAGCGGTCTTCTTTTGTCTCACTAGGTTCTGCGCTGGCTTTAGCTTGGAGACGTTTAGCAGCTTCTCTAACTGCTTCAACAGGACTCATCCTTGGATTAGCATTTTGTATAGAGATAGCTTCCGCAGCTACGGCAGCTTGTGTATCCTCTTTATTAGCGCCTTGCCCGCCCCCAAGAGTTTCATACCCAATAAATCTACCAAAGCCTGTATTATACAAATCATTTATAATATCTCTGGTAGCTTTATCAGTACCGGCCAATGCTGTGAAAGCTTCTATCTTAGCTTTGGTAATAACAGGGGCTTTTAACCTGTCTCGCGCTTCTCTTTTTTCAGCAAGCGTAAGCCTTGCAGCATCTCGCGTATCTTTGGTACGACGGTACTCGTTTTCTAAAGCCTGTTGCTGATTAGCTTGGTCTAGTTGTGCTTGTTCTTTGGCACCGGCTATCTCAGCTTGATTCAATCCTGCACCAGCCATGCCAAAACTGGTCAAGGCGTTGACACCGGGAGTCAACATCTCTGGCCGTTGGAACGTCTGGACCAGTTGATCTAAAATTCCCTTCCAGTTAATATCTCCTAGTAAACCAGAAATAAGATTACCTTGGTTCCGGTCTTGTGCTATGTCCTCTCCAGCACCAAGACCTAATCTAAGCGCATCGCGAGGAGCATTAGACATAAGCTCAGAGCTATTTGGCAGTGCTGTAATTCCCGTACCGGGCCTACCGGGTATAGGAGAAAGCAGTCCGGCTCTCTCAGGTGGTACGATGTTTTGTAGGCCGGGAGACAAAAGAGGCATATCGACAGGCCTCTGCATCTCTCTACGCAAGGCGGGGTTAAGCTCTTCTTCCAAATATTTTCTATCTAGGGCCATATCAATATACCTTATATTAAAGTTCTAATACTGCGACCACGAACTTCAGTGTTCAGCAATGCGTTTACCAGCTTACCAACTTGACTGTTGTACGCCTGAGAACCCTGCAAGTACGATGGTGCTGCATAGGGATACTGGTTTGGCATGGGTAAGCGCCTTTGCCCACCTTCGCTGGGTAGGTCTACACCGGGTATCCTACCAGTTCCACCTATTGCTTTAGGGGTCATGTCGCCAATTTTAGACGCAGCTTGTATAGATTTCTTAGCGTCGAAACTTTTCTTGCTAGATTTAGGAACTCCTAAGTCACCAAACACAGAATAATCTTCATCATCAGCTGACATAAATGCTTTTTTATCAGCATCATGCATCGATGAAGCGTCTATTTCAGTACCTTCTGAGTCAAAGTATTTAACATTACCTTTACTGTCCATTGTAGCGGTAATATTTGAAAGGTTTCCATCAGTTTCGGTATCTATATTAGCAGACTTTCCGTCAAAAATATCACCTACACCGTCACTAACAGAATCAAAAGCGTCTTCAATGCCTGTGGCCGCATCATTAAAAAAACCACTTAAGCTCATCTTAATCTCCTATGCCAGCATAATTGACCATCAGGTAACCATGCTCGCCTTTAACCACAGACGCTGGTTTGATCTTCTGTATCTCTTGGGCAATGACACCAAAGCCGAATACACGATTGGTAAGCTCAGCACCACGTTTGTTCCAACGCCAGCGGTATACGTTGATACCATTCTTAAGCTTCTTGACAAACTTAATATCAGTTTTGAGCTTAATGTCTGATGGAATAAAGCCAGCGAACGGAGCAGCAGCACTAGCAATCTGGCTGAACGGGCTAGCACCGCCACCAATAATTTGACTGCTAAATCCGCTATTTGTTCCCTGATTAATTGTACTACTACCAAGACCCGACAAGCCACCAAAGAGGTTAGACATCGTAATGAGCTGCGCCCTTCTAGCTTCTTGGTCCTGCTGTGCCAACCTAGCAGCATCTGCTTGCGTGGCAGCTTGGCGCTGTTCAACCTGCCCGCCAATAGCCTCTTGGAGACTAGCAGGGGTAAGCTGAGCCGACAGCATCTGCTGTCCCATCTGCGGAGCACGGCTTTGTGCAGCAATGCGGCGACCCTCTGCTTCCTGCAAGGCAGTAGACATCTGACGCTGCGCTAGCTCTTCACGTTTCTGCTGCTGCATCGTTTGTAGCTCACCTAGGGCAGTAGAGCCTAGACCAAACTGACCAGCTTGCATGGCCTGTTGCTGGGCAACCTGCTTGTCACGTTCAGTCATGTCCCTAGCTTGCTGAGAGATTGTTCCCAGCTGTGCTTGATAGATAGAATCATCTAAGGGATTAGCCGTTGCTCTTCCAACATCATTAGCAAACAAGTTGCCATATATGTTGCCTAGCTGACCAGCCGTCTGACCTACCTGACCGTAGATATCCCTAGCTGCCAAGGTCTGTGCTGAGAAATCAGGCACCAATGAATCTCTATAGAGTTCAGGAGTCTGGGTAAACTCGTTCCTGATCTCTGGAAGTATCTGTTCAAGAAAAGGCTCTACTGGGGCATATGGTTTAACTTCACCACTGCTGTTAGATGTAGATTGAAACGGTGCTTGCACAACTGTCGGAGGGGGAGAGCTAAATATACCACTCATCTTAAAGCTCCTTTACAATCGTTACACTTTTAACTTTATAGCCCATGTTACCAAACCTCCGTTGCCAGCCTTTTCTGCCGGGTATTTCTACAAACTTAGCGCCTTGCTTCCTGTAGTAGTCTTCCAAGGCTGGCATCATTGTTTCAAAGTGAAACTTGCCGCCCGTTGATTCTGAGATAATTCCTGTCTGTTCTGGATAAGCTGCCACACCTATTAGCAAACAACCTACTATGCTTTGTCCTTCTACAGATACCCACATATCACTGAAACCCGTTAAGAATTTATTAAACAAAAACTCTGGTTTAATATATTCTTCGTTCCCGCCCCGTATCAAGGACTGTCTGACAAACTCTACGCAATCTGCAATCTTGTGATGAACATCAGGGTGATTCCTGTTTAATCTTTTATAGCTTAACCCAAGCGCCACTGGAGTTGTAAAAGTATATTCCTTCTCCGCTTCCCGGATTCCAGCCAGTTCCATCTGCATACCTTATGTTTCCTTGTTGAGATTGTGTAGGCTCTACTGTTGTTACATCTAAGTGACCGTCGCGTACCAAATCTAGCACAGGTCGTATCTCCATGAGCATATTATCTATGAACCTAGGAATTTCCTCTATGTCCGTAGGACACAACGTAGGATCAAAACGAAGAAACTCTCTGCTCATCGGTCGGACACCACTTCTGATTCAACGGTGTATCCAGACAATCTGAACTGGGTAATAGACTCGCTTTCTATCTTGATAGCCATGAACCTACCACGAACTCTGCAATCTACCTTACTGTCTACGCCTATGTTAAAAGGGACAGAGGGGCTGTAGGTTACTCCAGCAAACGGATGTAGCTCAGCGCCTATGCTAATGTTGACAACACCAGTACCCTCTATGCGGGGGAATACCTTACTTATTGCCTTAACAGCATCTGTGCGACCAGCGTGTAACCCCCTGCGTTCAAGCGTAGTCAAGAAGTTCGTACCGTCAAAGGTAGTTCCAGAGTCTGCCAAATAGAACTTAGTATCAGACGTGCCGCAAAACAACAGAGAATCGATAGCAGGGTTATACTCCTGCTGCGCCCAAGCTAATGTGGTAGCTTTCCAGACACCAGTACTGGCTCCCCATGTGTTAGCTTGGTCAGGGTTTACCAAACCTTTAGTAGCAAAATTTAAGTTAGGAAGATCGCGTGTACTCCACGTATTATCTCTGTAGTTCCAGATCAGGGATGTGTTAGCAAAACCATTAGCAGAGCCGGTCCTAGGGTAACAAATCCAAACTTCATTCTTGATCTTGTTATGCGCTAAAAATGTTTTATAAAAATACGTAGAATCAATTTCACTGAACAAGAACGTTTTCATATTGTCGTCTATGACGCTCTTCAACGAGTTACCATTGTGGATCAAAACGTCATTGGTAGCCATCATAACATGGCGACCATCGCCTAGGTCAATCACAGCGTCTCTGCTAAACAAACCAGTGTCTTTAAATTTTTCACGGATGTTAAAGGTAAAGGAACCGCCAACATAGTTCAAAGCGTAGACACTATCTTCTTTATAGACAATAAGCTCGTTGCCTAGCTGCAAGGCATTTAGAACATGTCCCTTGGTGCCTGTCAGAGAAGTCTCTGCTGATTCACTGGCTGTGCTAGCAGTGTTCCAAGTGTTTGCACCGTTGGTACTAGCACCGGCAGGGATTGCATCACTCCATCGAATAGTAAATGGTTTATTCGCACCATTGTCCGTAAGGTTCAAAGCTACCAGATGATTTCTAAATGGTACAATGGTTTTACAGCGTAGCGTAGAAGGCCAGTTAGACAAGTCAGTGAACAGAGAACCAGTTTGTACAAAGCTCTGGGGAACGTCTAAGCCATTGGTACAGACAAGCACTCCACCTAGGACACCGCCTTGCCAGTTGTTAGTAGTACCTGCCAGAGTGGTGTATGCGCCAGATGATCTGGTAACAGTGCTATGAGTTGTCCCAGCGATCTTGAAAAGGCCCGTTAAGCCTCCGTATATCCACAAGTCTGTAGAACCCTGTAGCCAGCTAATTGCCCAGTAGGGAGCAGCACTAGGGGTTCCCAGCACTTGAGAATGGCCCAAGATTTTACCAGCTTTGCCATCTATAAAACGAACATTGACACCATCGTTAAAAAACGTAGGTGGCATATCGTAAGGGGATAGATCTTTGTTGACAGAAAAACGACTTTGCCCAGAGCTTACTACATCAAAAAGCTGTTTAGCCATTACCAGTACTCGTCTCTTCTGCCCATACAGTAGAATTAAATTCTTGCAGAGCTATTAAATCTGGAACATCTTCTGTATAAAGATTTCCTCCACTTTCTTGTACAAGACAAAAATTATCAATAACCCAGTTAGTAGTCAATGGGCACCTCTACGGATCATAGCACCGGGATCGCCTTGTATGCTAGTTGTCATAACTGTACCACTGTAACGTGCTGCCTCTTCTGCACGTTGCACATCGTCTAATGCTTTCTGGAACACAGAGCCAAACCTGTTTGTCTGCTCTGTATCGTTAAGATAGATGGCACCTTCTAAGCAAGCACCAAACAGGTACAAACTTGGGTACTGTTTTAATACATCATTGGTAGTAACACTATCGCTAAGAGAACGCAGTTGGGAATAGTAGTTTATGTTAATGCTATACGCAGCATCAGGTGCTGGGGTAAGTTTAAGATCGGTACCTAAGCTTGTGTATGCCCTAGGCCGTCCGCTTGTTATTGAACCATATTCTCTGCTAACAGACTCGGGCGACAGATAACTCAGTGCAAAACTTTGAGAGCCACTGTTATAAGTTATATTACGAAGCTCTATCATGTCACTGGGAAAATCGTAGAAAGCTTGTCCTGCTGTAGTAGTGGTGATAGCCCGTACCATATTAGCACGTACTCTTAGCTCTCTATTCAGCCTATTCTCTGTTAGAGTAATAAACGTAGGGATAATTTCTGTAAGATCATTCCTGTTGAGATAATTTTCTACAGTGCTTAGTAGCTCTGAGTACGTGGATAGAGCCATTACAGATGGCTTTCATGTGTGCGGAGAAAACGATTTTCAGGATCATTCAGAAGCTGTTTAACCTTATGCCAATCGTTTTTATTCATTATATCAACGCCAAGCTCACGCTTCCATTTTTCAATAACAACTAGCGGAATGCTGGCAACTTTACGCATACCGTTGTTTGTCTGTGTTCCGTACATAGAGTCGTTATTAAATTCTTTCTTGTTAAGCTCTAACAACGGTGCTACGTCCTGTACACTTTCTAGGACAACGTTGTCTGTGCTGTGGTCGTAGTTAAATTTGGTTTTAATTGGATCGTTCATCTTTTGCCTCTTAGTTAGAACGGGGGAGAACAGGATGCTCTCCCCCTTTAGTCCTAGCCTTACGACAGATCGTAGACTGCGCCGAGAGCTTTCTCGTTCTTGACAACAAGAGTATGCTCAGCAATAATCGCACGCTGTTCACCGTCAGAGGTGCTAGCAACTTCCCGCTGCATAAACGGACGAAGATATGCAATCGCATAGAACTCAGGATCAAGCATCCAAACATCCCGGCTACGCTGGAAGCGGTTAGGGACAACGGCCATTTCGCCAAAGTCACTGACGTACACATCCATACCACCAATAATCCGCTGATCACCAGCTTCAATACGGTTGGACGCACCACCCGTGGCACCGACACCAACGAAGCTAGAAAACGTCTGCTTCTGCGAAGGAGCCATCATCAAATACTTAATGTCAGCACCGTTGTTAAACGCAGTAAGGATGGACGCTTTCAGCAACGTTTCGGTAAAGGTACGAGCCGTACCATCGGTACGAGCCGCACCGTTACCAGCACCTGAACCACCAGTACCAGCGCTTACATTGGTCGATACCCAAGAGGTAAGCGAGCCAAGCTTACGAACAGTAGTGTCCGCAGCCATCGCCGTCTTAGCCTGGTTAACACCAACATACGCACGTTCCATATCACGCTTAAGTTCTTTAGCGCGTTTGGACATCTGGTAAGCAAGCTCTTCTTTACGACCAGCTTTAGAAACAGCATCCAGAGTCCCAGAGACGAGCGTCGTCTTCAAGCTGATCTGACAGATGTTACCAAGGCGAGTTGTAGGAGTCGGCTCAGCAGCAGCAAGCGTCACACCCTCTTCATGGTGGTTATTAGCAGCGGCTGCAAGAGCATCCGTCTGCCATTCGTGGTTAACCGCGACCGCATCTTCGCGTCCACCCATAGACATAAAGGGCGTATCGGTCGGGGAGATATCGTAGATAACATTCTCAAGGTCTTCACGAAGACCCTTTGCTGAGAACGTAACAAACACACCGGCTGGTTGTGCCATAGTTTAGTTCCTTTCAAGGTTAAGTAATAAAGTCCATCAAAACATTTGCAGCATCTCGCTGATTACCTGTTTTTGCAAGCCTCTCTCGCTTAGCCTGAACTTCCCTACGTGAGCGTTGAGCTTTTGTTCTAGGAGTTCCGGCTTTGACGACTTTAGGAGCAGTTTTAGATTTTTTAACTGGTGCTTTGGAAACCTTATCCTGCATCATAGCTTTATGCAGTACTAAGATTACACGGTGGTCAGCTATTCCATCAATATCCTGAGGAGAAAATCCTAAGTTAAGGGCGTAGTTTCGTACTTCGTCCTTAAAAGTAGAACCTGGTTCAGTATATTCGGGCAGAGCTTTAGAGAGAAGTTCAGCTTCTTTCTGAAGTTTCTCCTGTAGCATCTGTCCCATATCTGTTTCATTCTGCTGCTGAACTCGTGCACGCTCGTTCTGCAATTCAGAAATCTTCTCCTTAGCTTCTTGGTACTCAAGACGCTTCTCCATGTATTCCATAGGATCAGTGTCTTTAAGATCAGCCCAGTCTATATTTGCATAGCGAGATAGCTCTGCATTCTGATTCTGGGCCATGTTACCTAAAAGCTCAGAGTACTGTTCACGTTCTTGTGTAACAGCTTGGAGATTAGCTTCATAAGCTTTTCTCTGCTCCGCTAGAGATTGCGATTTACGGGTATAGTCCGCTTGCCGCTGGTAACCGTTCCGTAGCTCATCAAGATTAACCTCTACTTCTTCACCATCAACTTTAACGGTGTAGCTAGGAGAGGTTTCTATTTCAGCTACTTCTTCGTCTACCTCATAGTCAACTTCCTCAGACTCAACTTCTTCATCTTCCGTCGCTTCATATTCCTCTTCAGCGGCTTCTGTTTCAGAGACTTCGTACTCACTAGAGTCTGCGGGTTCTTCGATAGTTTGTTCTGGATTGGTGTCTTCATCACTTCCAAACATGACATCGAACATGTTAAGCTTTGGCTCGGTGACTTCCCCTTCGGGATTGGTCTGTGCCTCACTCATTTGTAGTTACCTTTCTGTGTTCTCAATTTTGTGATCGTCTATAACAGCTTTTAGATCATCTACAATAGAGCCTAAAGCTTGTAATTTCATCCAGCATGTTTCTCGTTCTTCTAGAGATTGAGACATGCTCCATTGAATTACTAGATCGTTGTTCAGCCTTTCCAAGGTAAGTTTAAAAGCTTCGTTATTTAAAATTAAATTAGCTTGGT